CGGGCCGAACCCACCGTTGCTGGCAGAATATAAAATTTCCTTAAAAATTTCTTTTATAAGGATTTTTATAAATAATAGTAACTTGAGGTTAGCTTCTTACGTGTAGGTAGGTGTGTGCATGGTGTGTTTGTTATACAATCAACTTTTTGGTTTTAAAGTTAAAATTATCATTATTATTTTTAGAAGATAATCTTTTAGATTTTGGTTGACTGTTAACTAGCTTATGGATGGCTTTTTTAATCCCAGCTCTAGTAGGGGGCATAGAGGCGGCAGTGGCAGGAGGAGGTGCAGTGCTTGGAAACAAGCTCGCACACAAAGTCGTAGGGGACGCGCCAGCCGACCTGGAAGGGATAATGGAAGTGATGCAATTCTTAGACCCAAGTCAAAATCCTTCAAGCATGCCTCGAATGCTTCAATCCCAAGAAGACTTGAGCAGTGCATTAGAAACACGATTGAACATTCAAGGTTTGGACAACGAAAAGAAAACAAAATTCGTTTCCAACCTGCAGGCGTTGAAGGGGCAAGCGGACTTGGCGTTGAAAGACTTACTCAGGCTGAAATCGACGCAAGGGCTGAGCGATGCTACTGCCGTGATGAATCAGGCACCGAATCTGATTCAGAACCAGCCATCATTGACTTCGAACCCAGTTCCCCAGGCACAGGTGGTGACATCCCCGGGTTTGAATGTGCAGGCGAGAGAAGCTCCCCCAACCCTCCAAACATTGATCCAGAACCTACAAGCTCAGGCAGTGCCACAGAGCCAAGTTCAGGACAGCTCAGCCCTAACACGAAACGAGCCCTCGACAACCTTCTCAGCTGTATACAAGTATCCAGTTTCCCGCCTTCCACTGCAAGCCTCGCAGCCTATCTCAAAGAATGTGTTGAATCAAGGGACAGTAATACCAAGGCCTCAAGTTGAAGGGACATCTAGTTCACAGGGTACAACTAACTTACGCACAACTGCATCAGATACTGTTCAAGGGGTTGGCCAGGCACTTAAAGGTGCGGCTTCAGATGCAGGCAAAGTGGCTGTTACTGCATTAGGCAATGCTGCAGCTGAAGTAGGAAAAGGTGTTTTGTCACATTTAGGTAAACTAGCTGCAGCAAAGATAGGTGACTTTTCTTCTATATTAGCTAAAAAGATAGTCGGTGATGCAGTGCCAGCAAATGATCATAGGATAGGAACCTGGATGCGAAGTGAAAAAGTTGTTGGTGATGCTGAGGTAAGCACAAAAGATAACCCTAAACTTATGGCTTTATTGCAACAAATGGCAAATGGTGGTTCGGCGCCTAAAAGTGGTGAGGATAAGACAGATGGCAAAATAGTTGGTGATGCTCCTCCAGGTGTGATGGAGAAACAAGATGAGACAATGACTGATGAACAGGTTGCAGCTGCTGCTGGCAATTTACAAAGTTCACCATCACTAGCATTAATGTCACATATTCAATTAGATGAGCAAATGTTAGAATCAGGAAAAGTTGTAGAATTCACAAGTGATGTGAGTGAAGCAGCAAGAATGATAGCTAGATTGGGTGAAGAAGTGAGTGGTGTTTTTAAAACAGAAAGGTTAATATCAACAAGAACGCAAGTAGGAAACCAATATTTCTGGAACACATATTTCACGCTGCGAAATCCCAGATTAGATTATGACGCAAAAGTTACAACAGAAAGTGGTGCTGAAGTAAATAATGGTACTTCAAACGATTTTGGATATTTATATTTAGCCAGATTTCACATGTTTCCAGTTACTAGTGTGACTTCTATACCTATGTTACCATCAGCAACATTAACTACGCTTGGCCCATTATTGTCAGGTTCTAGTTTAACTGAATATGCTAGGGATTTAAGGCTTACAACTTTAAGCTTTAATTACGACTTAATTGCTAGATTGTGGCCTATGATTGCTGATAATTTAGAAAATCAAACAGGGTATTCATTTATTAGACAGATAATAGTTTTGCTCGATTTACTTTGCGATTTAACGGGTGTAATTCCTGGTACTGAATATGGGGAAATAACTTCTAATTTATATGTTCAACCAACTGCTAGGCATAGAAATAACGAAAACGCTGCTGTCTTTGATGACTCAGGGTGGAATGCTTTTAGAACTGAAAGAGTAGCTCAAGCAGATGGTAGGTGGATTAAATTTGCTATTTTAGATGAAGTTACATATGGCAAAGTTGAAACAGGCAATTTTTCAACTAGCGATTTTGATGGTATATTCACACCAACGAATTGGGGCAAAAATTCTGCTATAGTTTTTGTACCTATACAAAAAACAAATGATTTTAAATGGATAGCAGCTTGGACGTTAGCACATCTTGCTCATCCCTGGTCTAACTATGGTGCTACTCATACTTACGCAACAACTCGTGAAAATGGAGACGGCTATGCTTTTCACACTGACCCCAATTCAAATGCAATATTTAATACAAATTACGGATGTGCTTTGGCTGGTCCTGCTATGGGTGTTTTGTATGTTATTGTTGGTACTGTCAAATTAGAAGAGGCTAGAATTAACTTTGCTGGTAGGGTTTTAACAGGAGATGACATTCCACCTTCTGAGCCGTTCGAATTTGGTGATAATGGATTTGATGATTACTATAATGTTATGGTTGATCCTTCAATCACTGCTGTTTGTGAGTGTATTAGATTCTGGGAAGAAACATTTGGTACTGCGAGTGAACGAGCATCAGCAATGAGAATTGTTGCATCAAATAGGAAATGTTATAAAGATAAAAACTTTATGGGAAATGGACAATTACCAGGGCAGGTAATAGCTTCTGATAAATACTCAACACACCAATTTGCTACTGGGCCTAAAATATGGCAAGGGTTAGGGAATGGAGATATTGCCAACTGGTCAGATACTGTATCATCAAATGATTTATTAACTGCACAAGCTGTTTTAGCTTTTGGGTGTCAAAACGCTTTATTAATGAAACCAGTTCTTCGTGGCATAAGGAGTTCATCAGCAGCACCAGTCACTGGTGAATCTGAAACAAATTTAAACACACAATTAGTTTTTTCTGAACGTAATCCTTTAGTTGAGCTTTTTGTGCTTAAGAAATTATTAACACCAGCCGAAGAATACCCTGTTACCAGATTGGATAAACATGTTAGAACGGTAACTGTTCTCAGCGCCATGTGTGATGAGATAGCTGCAATGGTAGACCTGAGTTGTCAAGCAAATTCTGTTCCTAGTGCAATTGCATGCTATCCTGAGTTATATACGGAAAGCGCAAATATCTGTGCTTTTGTTAGGAATAAGATAAATCCAATCTGTTCTGGTATACTTACTCTCGGCATTCAATTTCCTCAAGTATTTTATGCTGATACAGAAAGCTTTGTTTACACCTTAGAAAGGGCTAGGTTATTAAGTGCCACCATAAATTCAGATAATTATGTTAATTCAAATTATTTGATAGGCTTGTCCAGAATTCCAACACACACAGTTTCTCAATATGTTCCTTCATTACAAGACAATAGAACAGGAATGCAATTGAGTGCTGATGTTCTAAGACCTAGGCTTGGTAAATTTTCTGGTTTGGTACCTAATGATTGGGAGGGATCTACTTTCTTTTCAGTTGATAGTGCCAGTGATAATATGGATGATGACATATCAATTGATAACCTTTTGAGACCTTTATCACGTGGTGTGATAATTAATTCAGTTAATGCTACGAGCACTAACTATGGCTTTGCAATTGCATCTGAGGGTGGGAATACTGCTTATCCAGTTTTGGTTCACTTAACTAGCTGGGACTTTGTTATTAATACTATATTTACTAAAGCTATGAATGATCCTAACATTACTATTCCACCAGGTGATTCGGGTATGACCCCACATGATGAGCGAATTTTGCGTAGAGTTCCTGTAGATGCTTGGAGGCGTGGTCGCATTATTATGACTGGCCCCCGAGACTTGTTTTCACCCGGTTCAGGACCTGTGTATGCTTATTCACTCTTCTCACAAGTTAACTCACCTTCTAACATACAAACAACGAAAGCTTGGAACGCGGATAACGACTCTGCATATCGTGCTGCTGATTTGGGCACTGTTTTTAAATATACTTAATACTTTGTTTTATTTCTATATTTTAATTTTACATCATAATGTCATACATTGATGGTTTTGTTGATTTTAAACTTGATGAAATAACAAATTTTCCAATTTGTGGTTTGGCTGGTGGTACCGAATTTGCGTTTAGTACACTTAAAAATGTAAGCCCTATCTTCAATGAAGTTGTTCCTGATCCGATAACATTTGATTGCTTGTTTAGAAAAGATATTTTAAGACCAATATCCAAAACCTTGAATACTAAAGAAAACAATAAATTGTGGTCAAACCGTATACATTACAAATTAAACATTACTAGTTGGCTTTTTCCACATATTCCTGCTGAATTTCATGACTTCCCAGTTGTACCTAAATTATGCTTCACTATGTTAATATATTTACGTCCCGATTTTAAAGATAAATTATTTAGATTGTTAAAACACAGTAAACTAAATCACTTATCGGATTTTGAGGACTTCAGAAGATGGGCGAAAGAATTGACATTAATCGCAAAGAAAAATGCAACGGTTTTTGATCCTGACTGGATGCTCTTTGTTGATTATGATCAATTTTTAGGATATGCCGTTCAATCTCAAATGAGTGAAAATGAAGAGATTGAAAAAATAGTAAAATGGCTAGGTGGTGATGTAAACAGAGGATCAACCGCCGAAGACCAAACCCGATATTATAATGACTATAAATATGTTGCTGAAAAATTTGTAAAATACTTTATTCGTGAACCGCCAACAAAGTCACTCCGCAATTGGATATTAAATACAAAAGATTGGGTTACATCAGGTAGTTCAAGAGGAGTTACAACTGAAGTGTTTGACACTGTAACTTCAAAAACATCAAAATCAAGAAAAGTTAAAAATGCTATTGCTTGTAACATTACAGCCAAAGAATTATATGATAGATTAACTTTAAAAATAAATACTGATGATAATTATAAATTTGCTGAAAAAATTGAACCAGGCCAAAAACATCGTGGCATAATTAGTGCTTCATTTGAACAGAATGTTAGACTTTCATTTGTTAGTACTTGGGTTGAAGAAAATTTGAAAAGAAACAGTAGGCATGGTTTAACCATGTTTTATGATGATAAGTCAATTTTAGATATGAAAATTGGATTATGCCGTGATTTTTCTTTAGGTGGTATTTGTTTACCACTTGATGCCTCAGGTTTCGATGAAAATGTTTCACGCGGTGAGGTTGAAATAGTTTTTGATGCTATGCTGGCACAATTGAGAAACCTTGCTGCTGAGGCCGAAACTGAGAGAGATAAAAGAATTATTTTTGATTATTTTAATATTCTTAAGATTGCCAAAAAACGTTTTTACGATGTTCCTGTCTTAACTAGTTTAGATAATTTTGTTGTTAATGCCGAACATGGTATTCCTTCAGGCTCAAGGTGGACTGGATTACTTGACAGTATAATCAACAAATTGAGATTTGAGGTTTGCCAATTGCAACTCAATCTAAAAGTTGGTTTAAAATTTGATGTCATGTCCCAGCACTTTCAAGGCGATGACATGCAACTAAGATTGGCCAAATGGGTTGATGTTATTAGAATTTTGAACTTTTATAATCACTATAATTTGAAAATAAATCCACAAAAGAATTTTGCTTCTATAAAACATGATGAATATTTAAGGAAAGTGTATACTAATACTGAACAGCGTGGGTATTTAACGAGACGTTTGTGTAAGTTATGTTTTCGTGATCCTTTGAAAAATGAATCCCTTGATGGGGCTGAAAGATGCAGAGAAAGAGTCAGAGGTTTTATTTCACTGCATGGTAGATCAGCTAATTATACACGTTGTGAACAAGCTGCAAAAGAAGATGTTGAATATGTATTAACAAAAGGTTTTAATACTATAATAAGGGAAGATGATATAGATAATTGGTTTGGTACTCCTGTTACATGTGGTGGCATGGGTTTGGAATTTACTGGTAAAAAGAAATGGATTAATCTAGTTTCCAATAATATATTTGACAAACGTTTCGTTAAAAAACCAACAGGTGTACACGCTGACAGGATTGCTATGTTAAGAAAAAGAGTTACAGTTAATATTATCCCTAATACTTTTTCTGTTGAATTGGGAGATAGCCTTGTTGATTTGAAAACAGCAACTAATAATAAGAAATTAACAACTAGATTTGCATACATTGATGCACCTGGCAAGGATATAACTCTTGCTCTAGCAAGAGATTTTAATTTAGAAGAGAGCTTTTCGAATAGGTGGTTCGAATGGCGTGCCAGGCCTGATTTAATTTATTTACCTTTGATGGATTTAATTGATGTTTGTTTTACTGATTTAGATTTAACTTTGTTAATTACTGATCCAAATATTCATGAAATAACTGCTCTTTATTTTGACAAAATGGATAAATTTGTATTCCGTGATTGGATGAAAAATAAACTTAAATTTGCAACGCCAACATTGTGCTGGGTTGATGACACCTTATTAAGTACTGTCACAGCAAGGGTAAAACATTACTACTTGAGCAAATTAATTATAAGTAAAAATCAGATATATAAAAGGGACATCGTAAAAGTTTCAGGCACTATTGAACAGGTTGCATATTATACATTGTTAAATATTATTAGGAAATCACCAATAAGTATGCCTTCACTTTTTGCTTGAAATATTGAAATTAAATTTTGTTTGATTCATTTTTGTTTTCTTTAAATGCCTTTAATCTTTTTCAGGTAGGCACGCCATGTTCTGTTCTTGCTGCAAACATGGTGCTCATTGGAGAGCTAAGATATGCCGACACGTAGCGTTTAATGCACATGGAACGCAGGCTACCTACTGCCAGGGGCATCACCGAAAATGTCCCCATTGATCCGCTCAATGGGTTTGACTAGGTGGGCCGCCCTGGGGCCTCAAGGCCTCCCGCATAT